CCAATTGCTTCGAGAAACTCAGCACTAGTTGCTGCCTCAGTATCAATATACACTGCTAATCCACCTCTTTTTTGTGTTTCTGCTAATGTATGGGCTGCTAACAATGATTTACCTGATGCTTCCAATCCGGTAATTTCAGTAATCCGACCTACTGGGAATCCTCCGTTCGGTCGGTTTGAAATTGCTAAATCTAACATCGAACATCCTGACGAAATAAATTCCGTTACATGTGTCGGTGCATCATTGTCGCCGGCAAGGAAAAATGCTGTTTTTAAAGCTTGACCTTTAAACTGCTTGTTAATGCTATCTGCTAAGGTGTTTGCTAAACTATCAGACAGTTCTGATTTACTTTTACTCTTTGCCATTTCCTACTCCTTAATTAAATAAGTCGTTGAATGCTGATGCTACGTCTTCTACTTTACCTGCGATTGCTGGCTTAGCAGTTTCTTCTTTTTCTGGTGTAGCTGGTGCATTTGAATTAGATGTGTCAGAGTCTGCATTTTCTGGATTCATCCAATCTTGAAGACATTGCTCTAATTCTTCATAAGTTGGTTCAGGGAAGATATCAGTAATCAAAGGTTGATTCATGATTTTCTCAGCAATTGCTTTATCTTCAGTTGCTGGTTGTGTATTCGGTTTAACACGAATATTTGTTTTTGGGAAATTTGCTCCCTCTGCTGGAGTGAATTCTACATCGATATCACGACCATTCATTAAATCAGTGATGTCACCATAATCTGGATCAGATACAATTGATAATAATTCTGTGTAGATTTGTTTTCCGAATCCCCAGAACTTAACTCCTTCAGACTCTTTTCCGCGGACGATAACAGGAACATATGTTCTCATTTTAGGTTCGATCTTACGACCCATTAACCACTCATCTTTGTCGCCAGTCTTTTTAAGTTTTTCTGCAAACTCTACGATTGGATCTGCATTGCCAAATGATACTGGAGATAACATTGATCTCTTTGCAATGTCGTAATGAAAATACAATTCTAAGAATGGATTGTCTTTTCTGTGTACATACGGTACAATTCTTACTCGGGTTTTACCTGCTTCAGGTTTCCACAAATTTTGTTTTTTGTCATCAGCCTTGTTCAACTGATTCAATTTCGCTTTGATAGCGTCTAAATTTAAAGCCATTTTTGCCTTTTGTTAATTGGTTAATATATATTTGTTTACTTATTAATTATAATATAAATAATAAATGGGTTAATTCAAAGTTAATTGTTAAGTTTTTTTAATTATATTTGTCCTGAGAAAATTAATCTCAAAACTTCATTTACATCAGTATCGTCACCTTCAACGCGAACTACATCGCCAACATTAAATTCTTGACCATTACTACTATCAGTAAACGTATATTGATTGCCAATTTTCTCAACATCGATCTCTACCTTTTTTCCTTGGAACGAAACCATCAATGTTTGATTATCTATTGTGAAATTAGATTGATAATCAGAATCTAATTCTGTTTTCAAATTTCGTAAGATACGGTGTTCTGGAGTATTTGGTGACTTAAAGTCGTCTTCGTTCAATAAGTTTTTTAATTTAATCATGTTATCCTTAATAATTTAATATAAATATCAGTTCCAAGAAATTCGTTTAAAAAATATCAAGTCGATAACTCGGTATCCGGTGTCATCTGTAAGTATAAATGAATTTTGATATACGCTCCAATCTAATTGATATGTTTTATCTAATACGCCGTTATTTACGGTTCTAATAACCTCGTTAAGGGCATTAACAGTGTATAAGGTATTAGTTTCTTTTTTACGATGTATACTTATAGTATTTTGACCTCTCCTTGCCGTTTCATTTGCATTATATGTGCAAAACAAATTATCAGATACCTCCGCATTTGAAAATACAAATATACGGCGTTCTGGTATTTCGTAATTGTGTTGAATATATTCAGATACTATGTTTATATCCGATCGGTGTGCAAATGTGCAAAGTAGTTGTGTTTTCAATTCATGGCCTTATGTTTGACGCTGTATAAATTCATATTTTGTGTATGCTGATTTTAATCCGAATACCCATTGGGCTTGAGATAATGATATTATTGCCCATTCATCTGCTGATGTTGCGACTGGTATTCCTGGCCGGTTTGTATCATATACAATAAGTCCTAACAATGGAACAAAAAACTTATTTTTAATTTCATTCATTTCTGAAATAATTATTTCTGGATTTGATATGAATGAACTACGCTTAATTCTAGTAAACCATAACACAGCATTTGAATTTTCATTTTCAACCGGTTCACCAATATGCACTGATACTGGATCTGATGAGCCAGCCCCGGATTTAATTCTATCATAATCATCTGCAGTTATCCAATATGATGTTTCTGAGTCTGCAGTTTTAATAGTTAATCTGGTATCTTGTATATCAGAATCTAAATCGGTTTCCCAAAATACATTGTGCATTAATTTAAATGCACTATACATAGCTTGCCATGGAAGATAACTAATTTCTCGACCTTGTTGTACATTTGATATTAATGGTATAAATACTTTATCTAGAATTGAAATAAATTGCTGCAATCTTTCCCAAGAATGTGAATCTACAACATGTTTTAATTCACTATAAGAATCTGACATCTGTGTATATGGTATAACGATATCATTGAAGAAATCTTGCAGTTTTGATAACAAGTCTCCTTGTTGAGTCATACCACTTTTAGCTGGACGGAATGTTTTAGCTATTGGTTCATTCCCTAATATACCTTTTTTTGTGATACTCGGTTCTTTACCAATTTCCTTCACTTCCCATTCGCCATCATTTAATACAATATCATGTTGAGAAGTACCACCTGATTGTGATTCGCCTACTCCTAATAATACTTCAATTTCACCGCGTCCCATACCGCCAGCAACCTTTGTAGTATCAGCAATATTATAAAACTTTGTAAATGGTTTATAGCCACCGGCTAAAAAGGATTGTATAGTATGATTTCGATAATTTTGATTAAACTGCGTTTTTTCATCCGGTGATAAATCATCGTATATATCTAATATTTGATGAATTATATCCGGAGATAGATTTAATGACTTTAAACGATCATAATTTAGTTCATCATTAACACCATCTGCTTGTTCATTTAGACCCTGAGCTTTGTTAACTACCGTACGAGCTTGCAATGGTGATAAATCAGTCATTTCTAAAATAACATGATATAACAACTCATAGTCCTTAGCTCTAGTAGGATATCCATTTGGTAATCGGTAACTCCATTCCGTTAATATCGAATCAATGGTCATAATGATATAGTATTCATTTTATTATAATTATTGCCAACTTGTATTTTCACCGGAAAGTTACCCGTTTCTATTACCGATTTAATTCTCGGTATTATATCTTTTGCTTCATGGGATGGAACATCTAATAATATAGAATCATATGTATACAATATTATACATGTTTCTCGATCTTGCAATAGAGCCTGAACTGCTAGAAGTTTCTGCACAGATACCTCAGTTTCAGTGGCTTGCAAATAGTAATTAAATAGCTTGTTTGCTGTCATATTTTGTACTGATTCGTTTGTTATTTTTCTTTGCAATATAGGTGTTTTTACATGATTCTTTGCTTTCCATTGTCGCCATAAATCATAAATAAAATCATTTACCTTTTTAAAAAATGGAATTTCTAAAAATTCCTTGTCAATTCCTCCGTAAAGCAATCGAAATGTTATCTGTTTGCTTTGTTCATATTGTTCAGTGGTTAACTCGGTAGTATCAAAATAAAACTTACCAAAATATTCATGAACTGAACCTGCGGGCAATTCGTATTTAATTAATCGGGCAATTAATCTAACATGATATGCATCAAAATCCATCTCAACCAATGCTCCACTATCAAACCTAGTAATAAATGCAGCTCGGGTACCATCTTCCTTATTCATTGCTGCATAATTGAATCCTCGATATGCATTACTAGGTCGCCCAGTCGTTGTATGATAATTATAATTTGTATACACTTTATTATTAGTCCGTAATTCCGGCATTCTAAAGTCTTCTGTTACTTGCAATCCGACTTTTTCTATCTCAGCAAATACTTGCGGGTACACTGAATTAAACTGCAAATACGATTCTGTAAGTTTAACGTTAATACACATTGGCCATGCATATTTTCTAATCTTCTGACACATTGCCAAATGTTGCATTATCGGTATCAGTGTATTCACATTGGATAATGCAGTATGTCGTCTCCAATAAAATTGATGGGCTGGCGTATAATAATGAGTTTCATCATATGATTCATTATACGTGTACCACCACAATGTTTTGACATCCCATACGGCTGCGTTTCCTCCCATTTGAAGCCATTGCTTCTTATCATATATAAAGATATCAGTTAGGTCCAAAAATCGTTGCAGATGTTCGGAAAATCCATGAATCTGTTCAGTATGCCGGATTGGAACTATACGT